CGAATCACGGAATCGGGAATCTTGGTGTCCTGAGTGGGCGTGCCGGCAGCAGTCCAACCACCGATCGTTCCATCCTTTTTGCGCATGGCCGTGGAACTGCCGTCCTTGCGTAGATGCGTTTCCTGACCCGCAAACTTGCAGGGCATGATCTTGTTGGCCTGCCGTGCCTGACGGTTGAAGTGGAAAACGAACTCAAACGAAGGTGCCAGCCGACCATTCCAATCGCCGGGCAATCCCGGGCCTTGATCCCAGACGTACCAGGCAAAACGCCGCCAGCCCTGCGTGCGCATCCAGTCGAGCCAGCCATCCCAGTAGGGTATGACTTCGTTGTTACGGTGGATCAGCCCGAGATTGACGAGCACCTGGCCGTTCGGAGCCATCGGCAGGTTGTAGAAAACGCCGCGCATCAGCGCATCCCAATCAATGATGGTGTTCGTATAGTCCCGCTGGTTGCCGTAGGGTGGCGAGGTGAAGCACAGCGCTGCCTGATCGCCAGCCATAAGCGTGGAGATCACGTCGGCATCGGCGGCATCACCACAAATCACGCGATGCGCACCCAGTTGCCAGACGTCGCCTGGACGCGATACCGGATTGACCGGCGTATCAGGCACCTCGTCGGCAGCATCGTCGTCGGAATCAGCCGAGGACTCTCCGGCCGTTCCTTCCCCACCATCCACCAGTAAATCCTCAATTTCCTCGTTGGTGAATCCGGTCAGCGTCAGGTCGTAACCCGACTCCGTGAGTTCCGCCAGTTCCGCAGCAAGCATTTCTTCGTCCCACCCTGCGTCGAGTGCCAGACGGTTGTCGGCGATCACGTAGGCGCGCTTCTGTGCCGGCGAGAGGTGACCGAGTTCGATGACCGGCACCTCGGTGAGTCCGAGCTTACGGGCAGCGGCCAGCCGACCATGCCCGGCAATGATGCCGTTGCTACCATCGACCAGGACGGGATTGGTCCAGCCGAATTCGACGATGCTGGCAGCGAGCTTGGCAACCTGCGCCTCGGAATGTGTGCGCGGATTGCGGGCGAACGGGATCAGCGTCTCGACCTTCCGGTATTCGACGTTCAAGGTTTGGGTCATGGAATGCAAAAACCCGCCACAGTGGGCGGGTCGTAGATTGGGTGGTAACTCAGTTCAGGTGGTAAGCGGGGTGGTAACTGGTAACCCGGTAACCTCGTTTCGCGGTCTGACGCTATCGAAATGCCGGGCTCGCGCCCCCCGCATGGCTTTCTGGCGAGGAAGGACCCGTCGAATTTTCTGACCGGAAGCGATGCAGGCGTCACACCCACACCGCTCGCCAGATCATAGCTGTCATCCTATCAAAATCCGGCCTTTGTGTTGCATGCCAGTTTCGTCCAAGAATGCCCGGAAGCCTTAAACCAAGGACATTCACGGCATGTATTGCTCTACTTGCCTCACCAGTTTGGAAGAGTGACCGGCGGCTGCAGTCTGGCGACCGTCCAGATGATCGGCCACGATCTGCAATGCCTTCTGCCACCGTCGCCAGGCAGTTGTGCGGTCGCGCCCGAGGCGGCGGCAGATGAACTTCCACTCGTAGTGCTTTGCGCGCATCCACACCAGATGCCGCTGCTCCACCTCCAACCACTGCATCCAGCGCATCGTCTCCAGCATCCGTTCGATCGCCTCAGGGGTCGGTGGCAGCGGCCGGTATTCGTAGTCCTTGTCGTCGAAGCCTTCCCACCCATCGCGCACGAAGGCTGGCCACACGTTGAAGTAGCCTTGCACCCTGACCCGTGGCAGTCGCCGTCCCGTCTCGGCCGCCTCGGCAAACCGGGCCGCCACGTCGTCCATCGTCCACTCAGCCATGGTGCTTCCCTCCATACAGGCGTTCTCCAAGGCGTCGCACGAACTCGCGCTCGACGAAATCCAACCGCATGTCCTCTTCGGACACCACGAGGATGTGCTGGTCGCGCCAACCCTGGCGTTTGATGCTCTCCGGATCCTCTCGGGAAGAGCTGCGATCGAGCGGGCAGCGGTAGTGCTGTGCCGGAATCTTCATCTCACACCTCCTGTGTCTCGATGGCCCAGTGCAGCAGCGCCAGGGCATCGGCTTCGTTGTCATCGGCAGGCTGGTGGCCACGAGACCGGATGGATGCCACCATCTCGTCCTTGCTCGCGTTGCCCTTGCCGGTCGCGTGTTTCTTGATCGTGCCGACTGGCACACCCTGGTACGGGATCTGGTGGTGCTCGCACCACGCCGTGAGCGTGGCCAGGAACCCGCCGTAGGCGTGGGCCGCATCGGTGGAGACGTGGCGTCGCACTTCCTCGAAATGCAGGCAGTCGATGCCGTCGCAGGATTGCTTGATCTCCGTGAGCCAGCGCTTGAAGCGCAGGAAGCGCATGCCGCCCCCTTCAAAACGTTGTGGGCGGAAGCTCTCGGAGCCGCTCGTGATATGGCCGTCGTTGCCGCGCAGCGCCCAGCCGGTAGTGGTGCCCAGATCGAGGGCGAGGATGGTCGTGGTCATGGTGTCAGTCCTTGTTTGGGAGCAGGTCTGACGCTTCCGACGGATCATGTCGTAACTCCCCGTGACGCGCGCACGCGCACGCGTATAGAGAGTTACGATGTAGAGCGTCGGAAGCGTCAGGCCGGTGTGTCGTCATAGGGTTCAGTTGTCGGCATAAGGGGTGTAGGCCGGCTTGGGCGGATCCTTGAGACCCACGCCCCGGAAGCCGCGCACACCCACACTGTTGCGCCACTTCTCCAGCCCGCGCGTGATCAAGAGATCGGAGAAGCGCCGCTGCGAGCCGACAAACTCACCGGCACTGTCGGCCCACTGCTTCCAGTCGTTGAAAAGTTCGGCGGTCAGCGACTTGGCGTTGGCTTCGCGCACGCAGCGCTCGTCGAGCCAGCGACCCAGCGCGTCCTCGGCTTCGAAATACTCCTCGGTGGCTTCCACCACACGCCGGGGCGGATCGAGTCGTCCGTGGCGCTGCCAGTCGAGACACCCTTGAACCGCCCACGCCAGGATGCCGTCACGCTCCGCCAGCAATTTCTGCTGCAGATGCTTGTCGCGGCGCTCGGGCGGCACGGTGATCGTGAAGGGGATCAAGTGCAGTCGCCGCTTCATCGCTTCGTCGATGTTGCGGATGGCCGGCTTGTGGTTGCCTGCGACGAACAACTTGAACTGCGGGAAGAACTCGAAGAAGTCCTGCCGCATGAAGCGCGCGGAAATCTTATCGCCGCCGGTCAGGTTCTTGAGCTTGGATTCCGCCCAACGACGTCCCTGCTCGGTTTCGATGGCCGCCACGAAGCGTGCGCCGCGCAGGCCCGCCATGTCGGTCGGATGCCGGTCGGTGCGGGTTTCCATGAACGTGTCCATGGGTGCGTTGGTTGCGTAGTCGCCGAGGATGGTGGCCAACGTGTTCACGAACACCGACTTGCCGTTTGCGCCGGTCCCGTACAGGAAGAACAGTGCGTGCTCCTGCGTCGAGCCCGTGAGCGCATAGCCCACCATCCGTTGCAGATAGGCCTGCAATTCCACGTCACCCCCGGTGACCTCATCAAGGAACCGTCGCCAGGTTGGGCAGTCGCCTCCCGGTGTGGCTGTGGTGATCTTGGTCATCCGGTCGGCACGGTCATGCGGGCGCTGGCGGCCGGTTTTCAGATCGACCACACCGCCTGGGGTGTTGAGCAGCCAAGGGTCGGCATCCCACTCCTCTGTGGTGGCCGCATGCCTGCGATCCGCCCTGGCCAGCCGTTCCACACCGCCGACCGTACTCGAACTGGCGAGCTTGGCCGCCACCTTGGGATTCTCGGCGCGCACAGCGGCGTGCCGGCAAACGCTGCGGATCAGATCGGTAGCAGCGAGGGTGTCCTCGGTGCGCCATCGATTGCCATCCCACACCAGCCAGCGCCCCCAGCCTGCAACGTAGCGCCAGTCGCGGTGATAGCGCCGGGTAAAGGCCAGCGCCAGCGCATCCTCGGTGCCCCACACCGACTCGTCGCTACTGACGACCGGCTCTGCCGCATCGGCCACGTCGTGCATCTGGAGACGCGGGCCGTGGGCGAGGAAGGCGGCAACATCGAAGCCCTCGGCAATGGCGTCGGCGGCATCCCAGCCGTCCGCCGCCTCCTCGGGCGGGTACAGGATGAAGCACGACTTCGCACCCGCCGACAGGATGGCTTGTGCCGCCTGTGTCGCGTACTCCCAGCCCGGCTTGTCACGGTCGGGCCAGATCAGCACGGATTTACCTGCCAGCGGCGACCAGTCGGTCTTCTCCACCGGAGCATTCGCGCCGTGCATCGCCGTGGTCGCCACGATGCCGACATCGATCAAGGCCTGCGCACACTTCTCGCCCTCGACCAGCACTACTTGGGCAGCATCCTTCATCCCCGGCTGGTTGTAGAGTGGGCGTGGATCGGGCGGAGCCATCTTGCGGCGCTTGGCATCCCACGGCCGGAACTGCTTCTTTTGTCCGGGCGGGTCGTAGCGGTAGACCACCGCGATCAGGTGTCCACTGGCGTCCAGGTAGTCCCACTTGGCCGTGGCCGGGCCCAGATCATCAACCGGGGCTTCCTTCTTGGCTTTGCGTGCCGGTGCTGCCCTGGCCCGTCCAAGCAAGTCGGTGGATTGCTCCAGCACCCGATGGAAGTCGGCGTGAACATCGATGCCGAAATGCCCGCCGATCAGCGTGAAGATGTCGCCGCCGTCACCGGTCGCGCGATCCGTCCATAACCCCGCCTTCTCGCCATCGAGTACCACCTCGAGACTGTCGCCCGGACTACCCAGTGCGTCGCCGATGAGGAATTTGCCCTTGCGCTTTTTCCCTGCCGGGAACATCGTGGCCAGCACCGACTCCAGGCGAGCGAGCAGTTCGACACGAAGCTCGTCGCAGTCTGACTCTCGGCTGTGCTCTGCCGTTTGAGTTGTGTCGTTGAAGTCGATCATTCGGCCTCCTCGACAGAGGCGGCAGTATCCTGGGCATCACGATCCTGGGCGGCTGTGCTGCGCGCGGCCCAAGCTGAGAGTTCAGAAAGGCGATAGCGCACCAGGCCACCCATCAGGTAGTGCGGAATCCGGTACTTGGTGCGCATCGCATGGTCGGCGAACCAGTAGTACGGCAGGCGTAGTGCGGCCGCCGCCTGCTTGGCGTCGATCATCGGCTCGATGCGGTTTTCGGATGTGTTGTTTTCAGTCATGATTGCATCCTCCAGCAGCGGTCTTCCCATGCGCACATCCGGCATTCGAAGTGGGTCGAGTCATGGACGGCGCGCGGCAGGAGTTCTCCCGCCTCGGTCGCCGTGATGACCTTCACCGCCCGATCCGACATGCGCTGTGCCAGGGCCGCATCAAAGGGCACGAGCTCGGTGTAGATCTCCATCGTGTCGGCGTTCAGCGCCGTGAAGATCGCCGGGTGCTCGTGTAGTTCGAGATAGGCCTGGTAGATCGCCACTTGCGCGGCATAGACGGGTTTAGCGATTGCCAGTCCGCTCTTCTCCAACTCGCGCCAGGATTTGTTGCCGAGGCACTTGCATTCCCAGAGCGCGGGATAGGCGAAGCCCTCCGGGCCACTGACGATGACGCCGTCGATATGGCCCTGCAGACGGCCCTCGGCCACGGAAAAGCCGAACTGCTCGCCGTCGGCCTTGCGGGTGCGCAGATCGAACCCTGCATCCCGCAGCCACGCGACCATGCAGTCCTCCATGACGTGGCCGCGCTCGAAGATGCGCAGCATCCGTCCGGGGACGTCGCGCCCAAGGTCAACGGGCGCCTTGGCGTACTCGAACTGCAGTGCGCGCTCGCATGCCACCCCGAGTCGCGATGCTCCAAGGTACTGGCGCTCGGACTGGCGGGCACGCGCCTGCAGCATCCCGGCATCGACCAAAGCAGTGAGTTGCCCGGAGATGCTCGAAGAGGAGTTGAAGTCCATCATGACTTCCCTCCCCTCGGCTCTTCCCACGGCAAGTCATCCTTCAGATCGGCGAACGGATCACGGACAATCTCGGCTGCAGACACGCCGCGCAGCGGCGGCGTGCTTGCCCGTTCGTGATGCTCGGTCAGCGCCTCGGTGTAGCGAGTAACGATGGCATCGATCACCGCCATCGCCTCCGCTTCCGAATACGTCCCGAGCGGCTTGTCGAAGCCGATGTGCCCGGCCGCCGCTCCGAAGGCCTTGAGGCAATCGCGCATCGCCGCGATTTCGATATCGCTCGCATCAACCATGAGTGCCTCCCCGCGCTCCTCGGCCGCCAGTCGCCGACCGTAGAGCGTGTGGAAGATGTCCTGGCAGCGACGGCTGCAGAACACCCAGTCGAGCGGATAGCGCCGGGGGTCGGCGATCTTGAAGCGACCATCCGAATGACCGAACCCCCGCGCCTGCCGTTTGCATACCCAGCATTTGCCGCTCATGCATGGCAGCCTCCCGGCTGCGCGCCCTGCCGGGGACGGACTTCGTGCCCGGCGCAGCAGGCATCGAGCTCCACATAGTTGTTGCGAATGGCGGTCGTCCCGATGCGCACACCCCTCGGATGGCGGCAGCGGGCGATGCGCAAGCCGCCGATGTCGCTGGCGCTCGACCGGTCGAGATGGCGACAGTTGCCGCAGCGTTTTCCTGTCATGACCGGCCTCCTCACTGCGCCCAGGCGGGCTTGCCGGGAACGGGCGGACGCTGCGTGGTCGCCTGTTGAGGTGCCGCCGGCGCGGGTGCTCCGGAATTGCCGCCGCCGGCCGGCGCCTTCGTGGCTGTGCCCATCAG